AATTGCCATAATTTTTAAATTTTAAATTGTTATTTATTTTTGTTTTTAATTCTAAACTTAAAGTCATTAGAATCATCGCCTAGAACCCTTACTTTAATACCACCAGCTTCTATCTCACCGTGAGATTGTCTAGCTGTCATATCTACGTTTTTAGACTTAGCAATACTATCTTTCATAGCATCAGCTTTACCTTGTTCGTAAAAATGATTAGCAATAGTGTCAGCGTTCATTGCTGTAAAAATAGATTTATGATATCCAGCAGCGTCTTCAAGTTCGTTATCTTTTCCTAAAAACTTTTTAGTAAAGTTACTTATATCGCTTTGTTGTTGCTTAACATCATTAGTGTCTTTTACATTAAACCTAAATTTCTTGTCTCCAACTTTATATTCAAAACCTTTGAATTTTTCATTAAAAACTTTTTCAGTTTTATCTGTAAAGATTTTTCTAGTTTTCATCGAGGCTTTTTTGCTTTCCTCTGACTCCTTGTTGTACCTATTAAAGAAATCAATTGCTTGTTGCTGCTCATTAGTAAGTTTGCTTCCAGCTTTAATTTCCTTGTAGTATCTGGACTTTTGCCCGTCCAAGTGGCTTTTAGCGCTGGCAACTTGCTCTTTTAACGCTAATTTTTTTCTTCGTATTTCTTTTTCATCATCTTCTTCTTCGTCGTAAGAAAATTGATCTTCTAAAAGAAAGTTTATTTCTTCATTGTTTAAATGTGGCTTGGTTTGTTTGTAGTACTCATGTAACAACTCGCCATTCTCCATGTCACTATAATCTTGATTCAGCTTAACATAGTCATTTAAATCTCCACCAGTGTCTTGCATAAACTCCATTAACTTTTGAATATTTTCTGGTAATGGTTCTCCAGTCTCCTCAGCTTTAGCCACAGCTTCTTGAATTTCTTCCACTGTTTCTTCAACAGGTTTCTCTTCAATCTCTTGGCTAACTTCTTCTAGTACTGGAGTTTCTTGTGCTTGACTTTCCGGTTGTACTTCTTCTTGTTTTTCTGTGGGCTCGGCATCTTTAGACTCTGCAACCACTCCGCTGTCGTTAGCGTTATCTTCTTTAGTTTCATTTTCTTCTGGTTTTGTTGGTTTGTTTAAATCAACCTTAGTTATAGTCTCTTCCTCTATAATAGGTTTCATTTTCATTTTTTCTTTAACCTTAGTAACATTTCCCTTTGTCTCGTTACCATCTGGTTGTTGTTGTTCTTTTTTTCCTTTTACTTTAATTTTGCCAGTCTCGCTATCTGCGATAGGCTTTTCTTTTTTTGCCATAATATAATATAATAATAGTTAATAAATTTTATCCAATATTGAAAGAACTTAAATCAAACGTGCCTTTTGGAGTTTCAAAGTTTTTAGGTGGTTTTCCTGTTTGTCTTTGGTCTATAAGTTCCGACTGCTGTGTCGCTTGAATTTTTGTTCTTTCGTCTTTTCTATCTTCTTTTTCGATCTCTCTATTTTGAACACCCTGCACTTCCATTCCTTTTAATTGTAGATTCATTTGGTGCTCTAGCATTAATATATCTTTTCTCAATACGTGTTCTTGTTCCATTTTCTGCGCGTCTAATTGAGCTTTCATTTGCTCTAATTGAGATTGAATTTGTGTTAATGCTTGGTTTTTTTGCACTTCAGCTTGGGCAGCGACTTGTTGTGCTTGAGCGTTTGCCTGGGCTTGAGCCTGTATATTTTGTTGGTTTAATTGCTGATCTCTATCCTGTTTTTTCTTTCTACGTATTTTTAACAATTGATTAGCATACTTAATGTTATTTACATTTCTAAGATCAATAGCATCTTCTAAATCTATACTTTGCTGTTGCAATGCCATTTGAATATTATTTTCTAACAACTGTTTCTCTTCTTCGTCGGGTAGTAGTTCTATAAATATTCCAAAATCATACAAGTGTAATTGAGTCATTTCTTCCAATGTAGCTACGTTATGCGCGCCTATAGCTTGTATAAATGCATCTTTTGTTGGGGAATACTCTATAATATCAGATATTCTAAGTGATAAAGATTCACATGTTTCAGATGTTAGGTATAAACCAGCCTCTAATATATGTCTTGTCGCTGTGTTGGAATTAGCAGCGGCTAATTTCTGAACTCCCACTAAAGCGTTTTTATCTGGCATGCTACCGTCTCTAGCTTCGTTAAGACCGGTTGTATCCCTTATCATTTGTAGATAATAGTTATAAGTCTGTATAAGGCTTTGCATTTTTCCACTACCCGCGCTAGATTGTATCTCTTGAATAGGTACTTTACCTGGGTTCATGTCACCTTCAGAGGTCATAGATCTACCAATAACAGATCCTGTTTGGAAGAACATGTTTAAAGCTTCCTGTGGGTTGTAGTTAGTTCCGTTACCCAAATCAATCTCCGCTAAACCATCAGCGTCAAGATAAACACCATCAGGCACTAGTCTAGACATTACTTGTTGTAATTTTAAATGCGTTAATTGAATCATATCAGCAAAACCCGTTACTCTGCTAACTAAAGACTCTATTTTACCATTGTACATTCTAGGCGCGACTATATTATAGTTCATTTTTACTTTAGTATAATCACTTTTAGGACGCATCATATTTCTAGCCATCTCCCATTTAAGAAGTTTGTTAGATCCTAAAATCATTACACCTTCATATAATACCTCTATAACTCTTGACATTCTTTGGAAATTACCATCCATTCCTTCTGGTGGATTAAAAGAATCGTCTTTTTTAATCATTTTATCTCCGCCAGCTAATGTTTCTTTTACCTTGTATACTTCATTCATATAAGTCTTGTAGTTAAAATACAAGACTTGTACTTTGTTATTGTCTTCTTTTTCTAATGTATACCTAGTGCTATTAGAATTTCTATTAAAGCTTTTTGTTCTAGATACTTCTTCTAAATCACTTTCTGTTAAATGTGGAAATTGTTTAGCTAGTTCATTTATAGGTATAGATTTAACCTCACCAACATAATATACATCTTCAAAATATGGAGAATCAGTATAAGAATATACTAAGTCAGCAGGGTCAACATAATCTATTGTGACACCCTCGGATGTATTAAAAGAGGTTTTTACAGCGCCAATACCCAAAACGGTTAAGTCGTAGTAAAACCTCTTTTTTATAAGATCATAATTATTACCTCTCATTAAAACATTTAAAGCTTGTTCTTCAGCTACCTCAACCTCTTGCTTGTAGGTTAACTGCATGTGTAACGCTAACTCTTCCTCGTCTTCTGGTAATTTTTCTTCTTCGTTTTCATTTAAGTTCAGGCCAAAATTTTGCAAAGCAAAAGCGTTGAATTCTTTGGCTCTCATATCTCTTAATATAGATTCCATATACTCAGTACGCTTGCTAACCCCATATGGATCTTGAGAAAATGCTTTTATATCATACATACGGTCTGTCATACCGTTAACTACTATATCTACGAATTTCGGGATAATTGGAACAGGCGTCCAATCTAAGTTAAGATAAGACAAATCACCGTTAATAGATAATTCATCTTTATATTTTTGTATAGATTGCTCTCCTCTAGCGTACAACCTTAAATTGTGAAAATTGTTATTATTTATTCTATATCTATGAGTATTCCTATCGTTGTGAAACCACTCTTGCGCTATAGCTTTTCCAACTTTCAATCCGTAGTCGTGACTAAGCTTTTCAGCGTCGCTGACTGTTTGGCTAGGAAAAAAATTTTTAGTGCTAGATTGTGCCATCTTATGTTTTAATTAATTTAGAATTATTTCCATCATTTCTATATTTAGAAATTTGTATGTTTAACTGTGGTTTTTCAATTTTAGCATTTGGCGCGTATAAATGTCTATTGTTAGCCATTATTGCTAAACCAGAACTTATCGACGCATCATGCTTTGTTCTTTTTGTTATATCAAACCTACTCCAATCATTTAGTAAATCATTAAAGTATAGATTTCCAAATGTTCCATCCTGCTTCATGCCTACGTGGTCTTGTATATACATCTCAATCGCTGCTGCGTGAGCTTGTTTTATGTCTTCACTAGAGTTTGGTATACCACCAACTTCTTTCTCCGCTACAGATAACTTGTTCCATATTTTATCAGGTCTATTCATACTAAACCCTCTATATCCTCTACGTCTCAGGTAATACAAGAGACGAGGTTTATTGTTCTCTGCGAGTATAGGCATCCCATAAAATACTAACGCCATTAAAACGTCTTCAAAGAATATTTCAGCCGTAGGTGGTCTTGATAAGTATTCTAAAAAGAAACTGTTCGCGGGAGCGTCCTCCATGCTAAACCTGGTTAAACCGTGTAGCGCTCCTTTTGATCCTACACCATCTACAGTTCCTGATATATCATAAGAGTCACAACCAAACGCTCCCATGTGTTCATTGCCAGGATATTTTATACCATTTTTAAGCACCACTCTATTTTGTAATTGTTGGGGTGGAACCCAACTAACTTTAAATCTACCTTTTGGATCTGGATAGAATATTACGTTAGAATCTTTAACGCCATTTACCCATTGAAAATTACCCTTTGTTATCCCAAGAGTTCTAGACATTTCTTCATTGTAATCTATCTGCTCGTATATTTTTATCAAATTAAATATACTA